ATTTAAAAAAGGTGTTTCTGAGGTTTCGGAAAAGCCTAACCGAAAAAAGCCCGCCGGTAAAAATTCGGAAAAGCATTTAGACGATCGAAAAGAATTTCTGCGAGTGTTCAGACAGCTAACCTATCGGCATCGCTCTTGGGATATATGGAGCGACTTCATTATTATGTTCGCTTGCGCTTTATCGAATCCGGTGGATAAAGACCACTTCGACGAGAGAGAGGCGTTATATTTGCGGGCTATTAAAAAGTACAATAAGCAGGAGCAGCCGTTGTTTTCCGAACTTGCTGCATATACGGTAGCAGCTTTGGAAGAAAATCAAGAGCAGGACTTTTTGGGAAGTATCTATACCGAACTTGGCCTTAACAGCAAAGAACACGAGCAGATTTTTACACCTTACCATGTTTGCGAGTTGATGGCAGAAATCACCATGAAAGATATTGTTGAAAAGGTTAAGAAAGACGGATACATTACCCTGAACGATCCTTGCTGCGGCGCTGGAGCTACTTTGATTGCTGGTATTCACGCGGCAAGAAAAAGGTTGGAAAAAGCCAATCTGAATTACCAGAATCATATCTTGGTGGCTGCTCAGGATATCGACATGGTAGTAGCTTTAATGTGTTATATTCAGCTATCTCTACTCGGCGTTGCCGCTTACATCAAAGTTGGAAATTCACTAACCGAACCAATGACTGAAAACGATTCTCTGGACAACTATTGGTTCACAATGATGTATTTTTCTGATATATGGTCAATGCGGCGACTTCTTAGGAGTTTGTAATGGCCGGTATATCACTAAGAGATTATCAGTTAGACGCTGTTGACAGAATGAAAAACGGCTGCATTTTGTGCGGCGGCGTTGGAAGCGGTAAGTCCAGAACCGCGTTAGCCTATTACTATAAACAAAATGGAGGCGAACTCGGAACAAAGAAATATGTGATGATGAAAAGTCCTAAAGATCTATATATCATCACGACGGCGAGAAAAAGGGATACGAAGGAATGGGAGGGTGAGCTTTCGCCCTTCCTTCTTTCTACCCATCCCGAAGCAAATTCATATTCTAATAAGGTGGTAGTCGATTCGTGGAACAACATTGGCAAGTATGCAACGGTAACGGATGCATTCTTTATATTTGATGAACAGAGGGTCGTGGGTTCTGGAGCTTGGGTAAAGGCGTTTCTGAAAATAGCCAAGCTTAACGAGTGGATTCTGCTTTCTGCCACACCAGGAGACACTTGGGAGGATTATATTCCGGTGTTTGTAGCCAATGGGTTCTATAAAAACAGAACAGCTTTCAAAGAAGAACACATGGTCATGACCTGGGTAAACGGCAAGTATCCGAAAGTAGACCGGTATTTGGGCGTCGGGCGTTTGATTCGTCTTCGAAATCGAATTCTTGTGGAGATGGATTTCAAACGGGAAACTATCTCGCACCACGAAGATGTTTACGTGAAGTACGATGTCGCCAAGTATAAGGATGCTTCAAAGCTTCGATGGAATCCCTATAAAAATGAACCGATTACGAATGCCGGCGAGCTGTGCTATGTATGGCGAAGGATCGTGAATTCGGACGATTCCAGGCAAGTCGCTTTGATGGAACTGTTTGAGAAACATTCGAAAATGATTGTTTTCTATAACTTCGACTATGAACTTGATATTCTTAAGAATCTCTATTACGGAGATGGTGTCGAGGTTGCGGAATGGAACGGTCATAAGCATCAGCCAATTCCCACTTCAGACAGTTGGGTCTATCTGGTGCAGTATACGGCCGGAGCCGAAGGATGGAACTGCATAAGCACCGATACCATCGTGTTCTACTCGCAAAATTACTCTTACAAAATTATGAAGCAGTCTGCCGGAAGAACTGATAGGCTAAATACGCCTTTCAAAGAACTGTATTACTATCACTTGAAATCCAGATCCGCTATCGATTTGGCGATCAGCCGTGCTTTGAGTGAGAAACGGAATTTCAATGAAACCAAGTACGTAAACAGTTATTCCAAAAGAACTGCTTAGTCAGGAGGATACCAATGATTAAACTGGATGTCCAAGAATACTGTCATGGGTGTGCCAATTTTACGGCTGATGTGAAGGAACCGGAAAAATATTATGCCGGCTTCGATATTATCGAAATGACAGATACTCTTGTTCGCTGTGAACATCGCAAATTATGCGAAAACCTAGTTCGATATTTGAGAAAGCAGGTGGATCTTGATGAAAAATCCGAAAATCAATGAAAGCTTGATTATTGGCGTTGATTTCTCCAAACGAGATGACGGTGTGCTTATTGTTGGCCGCCAAAAGAATGGAGATGTCACAATCATTAACGCTTTTCAAGGTAAGGAAGCCTTTGATATTTATAAAAAGCTGATTACAGTCAAGAAAGGAGGCGGCAACGATGGGTCTGTCAAGACTAGCGGAACAATGCCGAAAATGCCCGTTTAAAGATAACTGCAAAAACAAACGAATAGAAGCACTCGGATATTTGCCGGAGCCGATTGTAGCTGAAGCAGGTGCGTCGTCTGCTGCTGAATTGACTCAACCGATTCTTCGAGAGACTGTAAATACGATTATTGACGGCAAAGTTGTCAAAGTGTATAAGGACGAGATTGAGAAGCAGCTTTATAAAGAGTTATATTCTCATCTAGGTCTTCAGTTTGGAGGTTAATTATGGAAAGCAATAACAAAAATAGTCTTGGATATGAAGTCGGACAAGCTTTGGCTTTTGTAATTGGAGTTTGTATTGCGGCTATTTTAGTCGCTTTGACTGTGAAACTTATCCTGTGGATTTTGTGATGCTCACAACCGAAAGGAGAAAAACATGAACGAGCAAATTATAGCCGTTGACTTCGATGGCACCCTTTGCGAAAACAAATGGCCGGAAATCGGAGAGCCAAATACTAATCTTATTGGTTATCTCATTGAGATGCGGAAATCATTTGGCGCTAAGATTATTCTATGGACTTGCCGCGTTGGAGAAATGCTTGATAAAGCTGTGAACTGGTGCTCGGAACACAGACTTGAGTTTGATGCGGTCAATGAAAATCTTCCTCACATCGTTGAACGTTTTGGCAGTGACACGCGAAAGATATTTGCGAATGTGTATATTGATGATCGAAATTTCTGGTATAATGACAAAAAGGTTTTATATCTTTGCGATGGTGGACAGTGCGAGATTTGTTCAAATGAATGTAATCATACAACTGACATTGACCATGCTAAAAACTTCAATAAGAAATTTGGCTTGTATGTAGAAAAGGAGGAATAAAAAAACAATGATGTTTAAATTAGAACAGATTGGCGAAACACATACTGATGAAACTACTAATTTTAAAGTTGTTTTAGACAAGCCGTATACAGTTTCGAGTTTTATTGATACGGTTCTAAAAAACACGTCCGATTGGGGATATATAGGTATTAAAAACCAAAATTCATTTTTTGGAGATCCTTCTTGTGAATATAGATACGGAAAACTTCTATCTGCTATGCCTCAAGAATATTTAAATCGTGAAATCAAGGAGGTAACATCAAGCGGTGGTTGGACGCGTATGGATTATATTTTAACTCTTAAGTAGTTCTCAAGGAGGTAAAACATGATTAAAATTGAAAATTCCGAAGTTATGGGCTGGGAACACGCTATTCGTGGTATGCGCAACCCGATGAACTCTTGGGAGAAGAGTGATAGCGACTATCGAAAATATCTAAGCCAAAAATGCGACGAATGCGGTAAATACAACGTTCCCGACGAAAATAGTTGTGATGGATGTTGGGTTGATAATTACAAATTTCCATATAAGGGCTTTATAGTTGGCCCCAATGATTTCGATTTAATGACTCGTCTTCGTAACGCCGGAACTGACCATCGAAAATTCATGCGGATGATTGTAGTTTATCTCGATATTACTGCTCCGCTGTACTGGTGGAAAGAATTTGATACCTACAAGGTGGGAACAGTAGTTAATTCCTGCTCTACCATGCATAAAATTGCGGATAAGGAGTTTATGTTGGAGGATTTTGGTCACGAGCATCTCATTGATTATGATTTATATTCTTGTGATGAGGTTGACGGACCTGTAATCGATGGCGCTCCCCACGTTGGGTGTGGTGGGGTTCAGTTACTTAATCTAACAATTAACGTTCTCAACTATTACAGGAATAAGTACCTTGAGACCAAAGACAAGAAATACTGGTGGCAGATGATCCAACTTCTTCCCTCTTCTTACAACCAGAAACGAACAGTCATGCTCAACTATGAGGTTCTGGCCAATATTCATAAGAGCCGGCGGAACCATAAGCTTAATGAGTGGCATACATTCTGCGACTGGATTGAAGAGCTGCCGTACAGTGAGATTATTACGGGTTATGAGGAGGAGAAAAACGAATAATGAAGAATCTAGTGATATTTTCAGCCGAAGAACTGTACGAGTTAATTCACGACAATCCTGTTGTTGATAAAAATTCTGACACTATTTATATGAGTACAGACTGCTATGAAAACGGTGGTTACAAAAACTTGGCAGATGAGGCTTAACTGTACGAAAAACGCATCTCCTATTGTGAAAGGAGGTAATGCTATGAATTATTTTCTAGCAGTGAATGACAGGCAACTCGGCACTTGTTTGAGAATGCTGTTTGCTGAAGGAATTCAAGGAATTGTTCAAGTTGTGCTAAATGACAAGAACAAGATTGAATTTCATATCAGCATTGCAGCAGACGATAATTTGCTCGAGAGCCTGAAGGAACGCTATACGATTCTAATTTCGTAAGCTACTCGATTTCAAAGGTAAAGGGGCCTGACAAGCCCTTTTACTTTTATGCTTTTTGTGATAAAATATACTTGTAGATGAGGAGGCGGTGCCCGTGAAAGTTAAATCTAAAATGGTTTGTCCTGTTCGTCAGAAAGATGGAACATGGACAACTGTTATTAAAGAATTTGAAGAAGACATACCGGATCTCGGACGAGAAGAACTCATTTGCAATAAATGCGGACGACCAGATTATCCGAAATGTAAGGAAACAGTTTGCAAAGCTTGGATGTATCATAAAGCAAAGAAAAGGGCTGAGGATTAAACCTCGGCTCTTATTTTTGCGCTGAAAGGAGATAAAAATGAGTGATTACGGTGTAAAAGAAACCCAGTGTACACGCTGCGGACACAGAGAAGTATGCTCTCTGAAAACAGAATTTCTCGAAGCTCAGAAGGCAATTGATGAAGTATATGTAAGTCGCCCTTGCGAAGATGGCAAAAAAGTAGGCATGATTCGCATCCGTGATATAAAATACATTGAGCCAGTCGAACTTCACTGCAAACACTACATATCCAACACAGGAGTGAACATCAGATGACGGATAACAAAAAGAGAGGCAGACCGAAAGCTATAAATCCGAGAAGTAAGCAGTATCGTATTCGTCTAACAGACGATGAATGCGAAGCCCTAAAAACTATCGCCAAAAAGCATAATCTTTCTGTAAGCAAACTTATTCGTACCCAAATAATTGAAGGTGAATATCAGATGACAATTAACGAGTACCAGAAAGCCGCCTACCGTACTGCCAATCAATCCCTGACCGACTCTCAACAGCTCCAAAATGGACTCATGGGCCTTAATGGCGAGTCTGGAGAGTGCATTGATATTTTGAAAAAGTATCTCTTTCAAGGACATGATCTCGATAAAGCTCACATCGCCAAAGAGCTTGGGGACGTGGCTTGGTATCTTGCGGTGAGCGCACAGGCTCTCGGTTTTGATTTGGAAACGATTTTGCAGATGAACGTGGAGAAGCTAAAAGCGCGTTATCCTCATGGATTCAACGCCGGACACAGCCAACACCGTTCTTCTGGTGATATTTAAGGAGGACATCATGTGGAGCAAAGAAACAATTAAAAACAAAATTTACGCCCTGGTGCTTATCGGCATCGGGGTTCTTTCTATTTTCCCGGAAAACGACGCCACTGCTTGTATGTTCTTTTGCATAATCGGGGTACCTTTGTTCTTCGCTAAGGAAAACTGGATTATGAATGGAGGAGGTTCCGATTATGTATACGAAAAAAGCCGGAGGGAAAGTGTACGGAGCGCATCTGACTGCCGCCGAAAAGAAAGCGATGGATATCGAAATCCGCAGACAGCTCGCAGAGTACGATCTCAAACACGCTAACGAACTTGACGCCATGATCTTATGGCATTTGCATGAGGAATTTGGTTTCGGGCCGAAGCGTCTGAAGCAGTTCTATGACACTTTTGCCGTAAGATTGAACGAACTGATTAAACATTATGAGATGACTGATTCTGATATAGTTTGGCTGTGTACGTACAAGCTGAAACAATACGGAATCGACATTGAAGAATGGAACAAACAAAGGAGGGACTGATGGGTATCGCTAATCGTGAAAACAATCCCCGAAAGAATTCGGAGGGATATTCTGATCCAACGGCTTTCGAGGCTTTGCGGAACATTGATAAGGAAGACGAAAGATTTCACAGACTGCTTCATACATTATTTTATATCTGTGAGCTTGCTGATTTCCAAATCGAAGGCCGTATTGTGTTGATTGACAAACAGACCGGACGGGTTTGGAGATGAGAAAAACGTCCGTACACTCTTTGAAAATCTGCAAAATTGTGGCCACTTTTATTTTTAAGAAAGTGGGCTTTGACCAATTTTGGGGAAATTTTGGAGCTTGTACGGACGAAAAATCTCATTTTTGGCCAAAAAAAGTGGGCAAAAGCCCGGTTTTGCGAACCAAAAGTGGGCAGAAAAAATCGGGTGCATTTTCTGAAAACAGCACTTTTTTGGCCATTTTTGGCCATTTTTGGCCGATTTGCGCAAATTAGGTGTTGAAAAACCACTAAAAAGCCCACTTGCCCACTTTTATTTCTTATTTAATTG